CCTCGTTTAATACGTGGTGCTCCTCTAACAACTTTCTTTTTTGGTTTTTTTGAAATCTTTGAAACAGCCATTTAGTTTCTCCTGTGATGAAATTCTTAAAAGTATAATATTACAGATCTTCTGTATTGTCAACCTGAACAGTTGAATCGTTCTTAAATTCGTTGTCTAATGTTTTTTGATCAACATCTTCAAACCACACATCTTCCATTGCAATTACGTCTGCTGGCATATCTTCGAATTTTACAGTTGAATCTAACATATTTGTTCCTTTTTGCTTAACTTACTTATACAGTATAAGACATCTTGGTGCATTTGTCAAGAAAAAAGTGCAGAAAAGAATCCTGCACTTTCAATAGGTTATAATTTTTCTTAAATTATTTTTCGTTTATTTGTCGTTCAAACTCTCTTAAACGTTTAAATACACTCATTAATTCAATAAGTGTTGGCCATGCTCTAAAGAGATATTGCATTGATCCTTCAACACGTCCAAACGCTCTAATAATCTGTTGCATTACACCAAGTGTTACAACGCCGGCTACAATAGCTGGTGCTAAGAACACATATGCTGACAAGACATTTGCTTGTAAGTATGTAATACGTCCTACATTAAAATACAAGTAACGCAAGTAAGATTTGAAGTGAATACTACGAACATCTACAAACAATTCATTAATAGTCTTTGGTCTTACTGTTGCATCATCTTCTGCAATAACTAGTATTTTTCTGTATGCTGCTTCTTTCTTCTGTAAGTCATATTCTACACCAACTAGTCGTAATATCCAACCTAGTGCAATTAGAAATAATGTTCCACCTACTGACCAAACAATAGCACCCGTAACAAGTCCATATTGCCAATCACCAAAGAAGAAGATAGGAATACCAACTGATAGTCCTAATAGAATAGGAACGAACTGAACTAGAACCATAATTGATTCAATAAAACTTGTTCCTAACCCTTCCATTATTCTACTAAACTTAATAGTATCTTCTTGCACCCTTTGAGCAGCGCCTTCAATAGTTCTGGCTTTATCATATACACTATGATACCATTCAACCATTGCTGTGCGCCATCTAAACAAATAGTGTGCTGTAAAGAAACTTACTACAACAGCAATACCAACGTAAATAGCCGCTAAGTATAAGAAACTGGCTAAACTAGCCCAATACTCACCTATAGTAATTGCATTTGGTGTTGCTAATGCTTTTTGAATCATATCATAAAATTGACCAAACCATTCGTTAATCTTAACATCAATCTCAACTTGTATCCAAAGCGATGATAGGATTAAAACTGATCCTAGCCAGGACCATAAAGCCCATTTCTTTTCTGTAAAAAATCTAAACATAATTTTTCCTTTTTATAATGCTAGTTAAGATTAACTACGCATATAACTATTTAGTATCTTGTAAGTGTTCGCTTGGCATAAATACTGTATATAATAGGAAAACCAAATATGCCCAGATTAAGTCTATATAAACCATATAAAAGCAATGATTATAACTTCATGGATAGAAGTATCCTAGAACAGTTCCTAATCGGCGGCACTGCAATTCATGTCCATAAGTATCTTGGTCCTGATGCTGATAATTCAACAAGCGATCCTAGTGAGCCTAACTATAAAAGTGGTTTACAAAAGGATATGTTGTCTGGTGAAGAAATTAATCCAGAAGGTTTAGTAGATGAAACTAGAATCCAAGACTTATTATTCATGGAAAACAGAGATCGTAAATACGATCCTGATATTTTTGAATTGCGTGGCGTATATAATGTAAGTGATAACGACTTTGATTTAACCCAATTTGGTTTATTCCTAACAAACGATACATTATTCATTACATTTCATATTAATGACATGGTTCAAAAACTTGGTAGAAGATTAATGCCAGGAGATGTATTAGAATTACCACATTTACGTGATGAATTACTATTAAGCACAGATAGAGATGCTGTTAACAAGTTTTATGTGGTGCAAGATGCTGCAAGAGGAAGTGAAGGATTTTCACAAACGTGGTATCCTCATATTTGGAGAGTTAAAGTGGCACCATTAACAGATACACAAGAATACCAAGATATACTTGGAACTGCTAATGACCCAGATAGTTTAAAACAAAGCCTAAGTTCATATGAAACTGAAATGAACATTAGTAATGCTATTGTGGCATCTGCAGAAGCAGCCAATCCAAATAATTTACCATTAGCTGAACATCTATTTGGCGTTCCTGATGAAAGTGAACCAGATTATGAACACGGAGAAGTATTAGCACAAGGTGATCAATTTCCACAAGATCCAAATGATGGTGAATACTTTATAAGAAGTGACTTCAATCCAAAAAGACTATTTGTTTTTAGAGGAAGTAGGTGGCATAGACTATATGATAATATTACAGAAAAAACTTGGTCTGACAAAACTTATAATGCTGGTGACTTTATTAACAACAATGCAACAACAGTTGTATCTAACACTGAACAACCAGAAAGACAAGCACTAAGCAAAGTAATAGACCCTAAGAAAAAAGGGTTAGATTCAGACTTTTAGGAATAAACAATGGCACAACAATTTTTTTACGACAGGCAGATTAGAAGATACATTCAACAGTTTATAAGACTGTTCAGTGGATTCAGTGTGCAAATGGGCAAAGACGAAACTGGACTGGCAAATATGCAATTAGTTCCTGTTCGTTATGGTGATATTAATCGTATGGCAGCACACATAACAAGAGAAAATAGTGAAAACATTGTTAACACTGTTCCTTTTATTAGTTGTTATGTAACTAATTTAGCAATGGCGCCAGAACTAAGAACATTACCATCTCATGTAGATAAAGTTCAAGTTATAGAAAAGAAATATGATGATACTACAGGTGAGTATTCAAACGAACCAGGTAATAGATATACTATTGAACGACATAACCCAGTTACTTATAAGTTATCAATGAACTGTGACATATGGACATCAAACACAGAACAAAAATTACAACTAATGGAACAAATACTTGTATTATTCAATCCAACACTTGATATCAAAACCTCAAGTAATCCATATGACTGGAGTTCATTAAGTTATGTAGAAATGGTTAATACTGCATGGAGTAGTAGGAGTGTGGGTTCAAGTATTGACGATATTATAGACGTTGCATCATTAACATTTGATATGCCGGTGCTAATTAATCCTCCTGCAAAAGTTAAACAACAAAAACTTATACACACAATTATTAATCAAATGTATAATTTAGACGAAGCAGATTTAGATAATTTTAAAGAAAATAATGCATTTGACAAATCTACAGTAGAATACACTGTTGTTACATTTGAAGACAGAAAAATTAAATATGAGAATAATGAAGTAACATTACTTGCTCTTGATGGATCTAATTTAGATTCAAGTGATCAACAAATTACATGGGCTGAAGATTTAAAGAAATTTGGAGTATTACGTGATGGCATTAGTCAAATTAGGCTAAGAAAAAGTTCAACTCCGGGCGACGATGATAATGATATTATAGGAAAACTATATGAGCATCCAAATGATCCTCAAAAATTATCAGTAACCATAGACCAAACAACACTACCAACTAATACATTACAACCAATTGACGGTGTAATAAATGGTATGGTAAACTATCCAGGAGATGGGACTGTTCCTACTCCAACTGTTGCAGGAATTAGATACTTATTAATGGATTCTATTCCTGTTAGTTCAAATTGGAATGGGTTATCAACTGCTAACAAATATGATATTGTAGAATTTAACGGCACTAGTTGGTCAATAGTATTTAATGCTAGTGCAAACCAATCAGCTACACATCATTGCATTAACCTAACAACACAAGATCAATTAGAATGGAATGGCAAAAACTGGGTTAATAGTTATGAAGCTGTATATAATGCAGGATTCTGGAGAATCTATTTATAATGATAGAAGCAAGTGGCTGTATCTTTTTAAGCATAGACACAGGAAGAATTTTATTACAACTTAGAAGTAACAATGTTACTCATCCAAAAACTTGGGGGTTCTTTGGTGGTAAAAGCGAAAAAGACGAAAGACCTATTGAAACACTAAAAAGAGAAGTTATTGAAGAAATAGGCGATTGGCCTGAAGCAGTAAAAACTATCCCAATAAGTAAATTTACTAGTAGCAATGGTAGATTTATATATAACAGTTTTGTTGTTACTGTTAATAATGAATTTATACCTAGTTTAAATGATGAGAGTGATGGGTTTGCTTGGGTTGATATAGGCAAGTGGCCTAAGCCATTACATCCAGGTGCAAAAATACAGTGTAAATCAAAAGATTTTTTAAAGAAAATAAAAACTATCTACGCAAATGCATAGATAGTTTCTAAATTAGTTTACTTTTAAGGAATTTTTATTAGTTGGCACTAATACGTTTTTTCATACTTTCCACAAACTGTTCACGTAACCACTCAAAATCATTAATTTTATTTAGAGCTTCTACATCATCTTTATTTGCTTCTCCGTATGCTTTGCCTTCATTTGCACCTTTAATACAGTAACGTCCAAAACGTTCACCATTGTCAACCTCACACCAAGTCTTTAACCGATCTTCGGTTTCTTTAACTGGAGCATTAGGATTGATTTGTGATGATAGTTTTACACACTCGCGAAATGCACTACGCCATGTTCTAAAGGGGTCTCTATTAAATCTTGTTACGTTAGAAACGTCTCTTACAGGCTGATAGAATGCTGAGCCTGTGCTAAAGTCTGGAAGAACGTGTCCCATTTCCATAATTTGTTGTCTTGGAAATAACTTAACTCCTCCATACCCATATCTTAAATCGTTAATTGGATTTCTGGCATACCAAACATATGTTGTATTGGCACGTTTTGCCATAGGTGGGATATAGTCAAAACAAAAATCATCATGTATGTCTGCATCTGCATCAACAATATATATCATTTCTGATTTTGCCATCTCTCCTGCTTTTTTATGTGCGTTTCCAATACCTTCTATATTTTTTACATGAATGGCATCTGGAAACCGTAATTTTAATTTTTGATAATTTGCATCTGCTTCAGCTTCATGGAAACTAATCATAACAATATCAAAATCTGCTTCGTGATAAGAACCTATCACTTTATTTTTTACTGTTCCGTGTATTACTCCGCCTGTTGGGACTAATTGAATGTCTCCCCAATTTACAGGACGGCCTGTTCTTTTAATTACTTTTGGAAATTTGTGTATAACATTGTGTCCTACATCGCTTGGTTTATAGTGCCAAGGAAAATTAGGATTTAAAGTTGTGCCGTTGACAACAACCCATACCATATCTGTTTTACCTGTATAATCTGCTACGTGTTCTGCTAACAAATCTGTATCTGTTGTTTTTTGATCTACGTAAACTATTGGATATGGACTAAAGATAAACTTCTTTAATCTATCCCATGGTGTAATAACACTTTGTCCTTTAAAACTAAGTAAATTGTTATTTTTTGAAATTTTACTAATCATAGCAATCGCCTTTTATTGTGTATTCTTTTGTTCCTATATGTGCAACTCTATCGCTTAACGCATTATCAACATGTGATACATATCCATGCGTTGCTGCTTTCTTACAAAAATATATATCTTCGCCCATCAAGTTAGTATAGTCATCATTCCATTCAACACTATAATGTGGTCTTGATATATTTTCATATACACATTTATTTACCAATAACAAACCACTGCCTAATGCAAATACTTCTTCAACACCATTTCCAGTGAAAACTCTTTTGTCTAAATTGTTTTCACTTTTAAACGCTACTGGTCTATGTGGTTTTACTCTGGTGCTATAATTTGCTCCTACAATATCTTTTTTATGTGATAGTAATGTAAACAATGCATCAGGTGGAAATTTCATATCACTGTCAACCCAAAATAAATGTGTTGCATTTGTATCTAAAACTTCATCAACTAATTGTTGACGTTGCATTGCTACTTCACTTCCCATAACCATATGTAGAGAAACTTTTTGACCTTGCTCTCCACACTTTTTCATAAGCATGGCTAGACTGTAAGTAAATGTAGATGTTACATGGTCCCTTACTGGAACACATATTGCAACATTTGAGGTAGGATCAGGTTTCTGTATAAACTTGGGTATGCTTACCATCTAATAATTAGTCAGTAAGCTCTTGGCCAAGTTCTGCTTCAATATCTTGAACTGAATCGTTTAATGATTTAGCAAGTGTTGTAGCTGATTTTACACATGAAGCAAATGCGTCATCACTTAATGATGCCATGTAATTCATGTGTTCTGGTTGAACTTTACCAATTGTAAGAATATCGATTGCTGCCAATCGAGCTAGACGTTGTGTCCAGTAATCTTCTTCAGTGGCTTCAATTCCACCTATTAAAGCGTCAAATTCGCCGTTTTTAGCAACAAAATCAGTAGCCACTGCTTCTAACATTGCTAAGTCTGGGTGGTTCTGTGATCGAGCTTGCATTAGTTCACTTTGTAATTCTAATGCTTGTCTTTCAATTGTTGGATGAGCACCCAACAAAAATGTTTCGATTTCAAATCGTGTTCTTAGACTCATAGTTTTCTCCTGTATTGAGTATACTTGTATATATCTGTTTAATTATACAACAAAATGCAAACACTGTCAAGAGCTACTTGACAGTGTTTTTTAAAAATCATATAATTATGATGCGCCTGTTGAGTTAGGGTTTTGCCATCCGCCAAAAGTGGCTGATAGGCTAATGTTCGTGGTCACATTAGGTGAGATAAATGTTCCTAGTTGGTATAGTGATACTGTTCCACTAAGTCCAAAATAGTCACGGACTGTGCTCATGCTAATTTGTGATCCGGTTGCTGGTAATGCCATTCTTGTTACTCCTCGAGTTTATTAACGTTAACAAACAATCGTTTGCTAGTTATATTTATCGTATTC